GACCTTGTATATTATGTAGGCAAGTTATGGGCGAGAGTATCAAAAGTAAGTATACTCCTGTGTATCCACACAAGTATAAAGGTAACTCGAAGATGATTATATGTCGTAGTAGTTGGGAGAGAAAGTTTTGTCAGTGGTGTGATATGAATAATAGTATCATATCATGGGCATCGGAAGAGTTCAGCATACCCTATGTTTCACCAAAGGATAATCGTGTACACAAATATTATCCAGACTACTTAATTAAAGTGAAAGAGAAAAATGATATGATCAAAACTTATGTGGTTGAGGTCAAACCACATAAACAAACAATGCCTCCAAAACC